CATGGATTAATTGATGTTTTTGGAGAATACGATAAAAACAATCCAAACAACTCTGGAAAGATAGAATACAATCCAACTGGAAAAGGTAAAATAAGACTTCCACATATATTGTTTCATACACATAATGGAATAAAAATAATATATGTTCTTGGTTATGACAACAAAAAAAGATGGAAGAAAGCACTAGGAGGGCAATATTTTGGTTTATTCATAGATGAGTTTAACATTGCTGATATGGACTATGTTAGAGAAGCATTCATGAGAGCAGATTATAGATTATGCACATTAAATCCAGATGATCCAAACAAAGAATGTTTCCAACAATATGTTAATAAAAGCAGACCAGTTGAAAAATACAAAGATAGTGCACCAAAACAATTATTAGACTTGTTAAATCAACCTCAAAAAGAAGATTGGACATGGTGGTATTTTACTTTTAAGGATAATGCTAGTTTAACAGAAGAAAAACTAAAAAAGATTACAGAGTCTGTTCCAGTTGGGACAAAGTTATATAAAAATAAAATATTAGGATTACGAGGCAAGACTACTGGTCTTGTTTTTGTTAATTTTGATAGAACAAAACATTGTATTACAAAAGAAAAAGCAAAACAATTTGTAAGAAATGAAGATAAAGAAGAGACAATTCAGTTATTACCTAAAATGAGGGTAAAAACAGATGAGTCAGAATACTTTATAAAATTTACTGCTGGACTTGATACTGCATATTCAAGTTTAAGTCCGGACACAATTGCAATGTCATTTGCAGGTATTACTAATAAAGGTAAATACATTTTATTAGATGAAAAGGTCTATAACAATGCAGAATTGCAAACACCATTAGCACCAAGCGATACAGTTAGAAATTTTATTGATTTTCTAGAAAGAAATCGTAAGGAATGGGGATTTGCAAAAGATGTATTTATAGATAATGCAGACCAAGCAACAATTAAAGAATTTGAAAAATTTAAAAGGCAATTTGGAAGTATTTATGTATTTAATAATGCTTGGAAAGCAAAAATGCAAATAATCGATAGAATAAACACACAATTAGGATGGTTTGCAACCGATTATTTTTATGTTGTTGACACATGCGTAAATTATATAAATGAATTGGAAGTTTACTCATGGCAAGAGGATAAAGACAGTGTTCCAGAAGATGGCAACGACCACATGGTAAACTCTGTTCAATATTCATTTATACCTTATGCAAAGATAATTGGGATAGGAGATAATAAATAATGTGGTTAGGAGATAAGTTGAGAGAAATGGTTAAATCATGGTTAGATATTAGACCAGCACAAGGTCAAGGATTTGTAATTAATGAAAGTATGGATCATCAATCTAGTTGTATTAGAAATCAAATATGGTATAGAGGAGATAGTCACGAATTATCCGAATTTTACGGACAATTACCTTATGCAGCAGATACATTTTGGGGAGCAGTTCAAACTGCAGATATTAGAATAAAGAAATCACATACTGGACTTCCAAAGTTAATAATAAAAACATTGGTTAATACAGTTGTAACTGATTATTCTGGAGATGATGCATCTGATGACTATTGGAATGAGGTAAACAAAGAAAATAAATTCGATACTAAAATGTTAAAGAAAATAGTTATTGATACTCTAGTCTATGGAGATGGAGCATTAAAAATAAATTATGATCCTAATATTTCAGATAAGGCAATTTTAGAATGGGTTGATGGCTCAAAAATAGAGTTCAAATATAAAAGAGGTAGATTAACAGATATTATCTTTAAATCATATCATGAGCAAAACAATAAAGTATATTTATTGGAAGAAGATTATGGATATGGTTATATAACATATAAGTTATATGATAATAAAAGAGAAGTTAACCTAAATACAGTTGAAGAATTAGGAAACCTAAAAGATATTTCATTTGATAAAGAAATAATGTGGGCTGTTCCTATAATGTTCAATGAAAGTTCTAAATTTGTTGGAAGGGGAGAGTCAATATTTGATGGAAAATACGACTCTTTCGATAGCATAGATGAAATTACTTCTCAATGGTTAGAGGCAGTTAGAAGTGGTAGAGCAGTTAAATATATTCCAGAGGATTTACTTCCAAAGGATGCAGAAACTGGAGAAGTAATAATTCCTAATCCATTTGATAATAAATTCATAAAAACACAAACAAGCATGAATGAAAATACTCAAAATAAAATTGATGTAGAACAACCAGAAATTCCTACAGATGAATATTTGCAATCATACATAACATTTTTAGATTTATGTTTGCAAGGAATTATAAGCCCATCAACATTAGGAATTGACAATAAAAAATTAGATAATGCAGAGGCACAAAGAGAAAAAGAAAAGACAACTCTTTATACTCGTGGAATTATAATTGATACTCTATCAGAATTTATTCCAGCAGTAATAAATACTGTATTGAAAGCAAATTCTCAAATGCAAGGAGAACATACACTTCCAGAAGATAAAGACATTTCAGTTAAATTTGGAGAATATGCAAATCCATCATTTGAAGCACAAATAGAAACAATTAGCAAAGGTAAAACTGGAGGAATAATGTCAATTGAGGCTAGTGTTGATGAATTGTATGGAGACTCTAAAACACAAGAATGGAAACAACAAGAAGTTGCAAGATTAAAAGCAGAGCAAGGTATTGTCGAAGAAGATATTCCAGCAGTAAATGGAGAATTAGATATAAATGAAATAGATATTGAAGATACTCCACAAAATACAGAAAATGCTGAAAACAAAGAAATAGACAAACAGGAGAAAGGATTAAATGAATAATGAGTATGATATTTCACAAGCATTTCGAAGAATTGAAGAAACCTTGATAAAATCTATGTCAAGTAATCTAGGCAGACATCTTCGAGAAGAAACAAAAGAGGGAATGAATTGGAGTGCTTGGCAAGCAGAACAATTAAAATCATTAGAAGTATATAAAATTAGAAATAGAAAGAGGTTAAATAAAACCTTTTTTAATATCAATACAGATATAAAGGACCTATTAAGAAAAAGCCGAGATGATGGAAAACTAGAGCAAGAAAAATTGATATTAGAGGCTATTGATAAAGGAAATTTCCAATCTAATGACAAACAAATAAATAAATTATGGCACATCTATAAAAAGAGTAAAAATTCTAGAATCAAGAAAAAACAGATTAGTAGAATTTATAGTAAAGTAAATCAATCCGAATCAGCTTTTTTTAAAGTTGATGAGAAAAAACTAAATGCTCTAATAGATGAAACCACACAGAATTTGAAAAAGGCTGAAACATCAATATTAAGATATGCTAGTGATAAATATCGCAGCATAATATTTGATGCACAAGTTTATGCTAATACTGGAAGCGGAACACCACAACAAGCAATAGATATGGCAACACATGATTTCTTGCAAGGTGGAATAAATAATATTGAATATGCAAATGGTGCTAGAGTAAATATAAAATCTTATGTTGAAATGGCAATAAGAACTGCAAATTCAAGAGCACACATGCAAGGAGAGGGAGAAAAAAGAGATGCTTGGGGAGTTCATACAATATTAGTTCCAAATCGTGGTGGTGGTTGTCCTTATTGTGTTAAATTTCAAGGAAAAGTCTTTATTGATGATGTATGGTCAAGTGGAACTGAAGAAGAAAGCAAATCAACTGGTTATCCTTTATTAAGTAATGCAATGAAAGAAAGGTTATTTCATCCTAATTGCAAAGACACAACAGTTACATATTTTCCAGAGGTAAATTCAGAAACAATTCCACCTACACCAGAGCAAGTCGAGGCTAAAAGAATTAGATATAATAGGGAACAAAAACTTAATTATATAGACAGAAACATTGAAAAATATAAACGATTAGAATTAGGAAGTTTAGATCCAGAAAATATAGAAAAATATCATAATAAAAGATTGCAATGGCAAGAATATAAAGAAAGGTTTAAGAGTAAAACATCAACAACTTTTAATGATATTAGAGAATATGAAAAGGCTAAACAACAAGAATTTATAAAAAGCAAAGTTGTAGGATATAAAGTAAATGGTGTTGAAATACAAGATGTTTCAAAACATTTAATTGATAGAGTTAGACAAAGAGAAATAGAGCTTAACGATATTATAGGAACATTGAATAATCAACTAAAATGTGGTAAAATAGAATATGATGAACAGAACAGACCAAGTTTTAAAGCAATTGGAGAAAAGACAACATTATATATAAATCCAGAAAGTGGAATAATAACTACTGTTCATAAAACACATACAAGAACTGCTGAAAAGTTGAAAGGAAAGATAGACAATGCAAATAATAATAAATGAAAAAGATGTAAAGCAATTGAAAAAAATAAAAGATGCTAGAATAAATAGATATTTAACTAAAATAGACAATATTAGTGAAGATGAAGCAATAGAATTTATGGAGTATTTATATGACAAAGCAAATAACTATTTAAAGGGTAAAGATTATATAGATACACCAGAAAGTATATTGTTAGAAAAAATTGCAGATTATATTTATGACAAAACTAAATAATTAAATATGTTATTAACTTTAGAGCCGAAAGGCTCTTTTTTAATATAAAAAATTTAAAAGAAAGTAGAGGTATTTTAAAATGGCAAGAACAAAAAATGAAAACAAAGAAGCTGAAGAAATCAAGGAGGCAGTTGCTACAGAAACAACTGAAAAGGTTGAAGAACCTAAAACTGAAGAAATAACAAGCACAGGAGAAACTGCTGAAGAATTAACTGGAGAACCAGTTGAAGCTCCAGCTGAAGAGGCAAAAGTTGAAGAAAATGCATCTAATAAAAAAGAAGATGCAGAGGTGCAAGTTACAGAAGAAACTGAAAAAGTTCCTACTGTAAAAGAAGTATTTAGAGATAAATACGATGAAAAGGTAGTTTATAATGTTGGAGATACTTTTAGCGTAGATGAAAGTATTGAAGATAATAATCCAGTAAAAGATGGAGAAAAACATTATAAGGTATCTGCAAATAGATATGCCGAACTAAAAAGAAGTTTATATGTTGATTAATTAAGAGCCGAGAGGCTCTTTTTTATATGCTCCGAACACTGATGAGGGTAAAAGCATGTGCTAAAAATTTAATAGTCAATTCAAGACTTAAAAAAGTAGGAGGTAGTGAAAATGGAAGGAGAAAACAACACAAATAATGGTGTAAATAATAATCCAAATCCAAATGCCCAAAACACTACAGGGCAACAAACAAATCAAAATGCAAATCAAAATCAACCAACTGGAGGAGTAGTAGATTATGCAAAAATCCAAGAAATGATTGATGGTAGAAATGCAAAAACAGAAGATAGCATTTTAAAAAGCTATTTTCAAAAACAAGGTTTATCTCAAGAAGAAATGGAAAGTGCAATTAGTTCTTTCAAAGCTCAAAGAGAAAACCAAGCAAACCAACAAAATAAAGAATTGTCAGATACTCAAAATTCTTTAAAAACTGAACAATTAAAAAATCAAAAGTTACAAATATCATTGAAAGCTTATAGCTTTGTAGATGAGTTAAATATAGATAACAAAACAATGCCATATTTATTGAAAATGGCTGATTTTTCTAATTGTGTTGATAAAGATGGAAAAGTAAATGATGACTCTTTAAAACAAGCACTACAAAAGGTCATTGATGATGTACCAGGATTAAAGAAACAAGTTCAAAATTCTGTAGGCATCACAGTTGGTGCGAACACTAATAATAATCAAGGTTCAAATTCTCCTATATTTGACTTTGGATTTACTGGTGTAAGACCTAGAAAAAATAATTAAGAAAAGAGGTAATTTAAAATGAGTTTTGTAAAAGCAGATTTAAACTATGCTAAAGAATATTCACAAGCTTTAGCACAAGCATATCCATACACTTTATATTTTGGTGCTTTATGGAATGCAGTAAAACCAGATGTTAAGTTTTTAAATAGTAATACAGTTATATTACCAAGCTTAACAGTAAAAGGAAGAAGTAATGGAGATAGAGATACAATAGGCTCTTTCGCTAGAAACTTCAATAATGCAGAGGAAACAAAAGTCCTTGCAAATCATAGAACATGGAATACATTAATCCATCCAAGAGATATTGAGGAAACAAATCATGTTGCTTCAATTCAAAATATCACAAGAGTATTCAACGAGGAACAAAAATTCCCAGAAATGGATGCTGAAATGATAACATCTTTATATAGATTAAAGAATGCTATTCAAACAATTACTCCAGGAGAAGTATTAACTGTTGCTAATGTTCTAGCTAAATTTGATGCCCTTATGGACATTATGGATGAAGCTAGGGTTCCAGCAGCTGGTAGATTATTGTATTGTGATACATACACAAAAACAATGATAGATACTGCAAAAGAAGCTGGAAGAATGTTAGGAGCTCAAGACAAAGCAGTTGCTAGATCATTAGATAGAATAGGAGAAGTTGAAGTAATTGGTGTTCCAACTTCTGCAATGAAATCTAAATATAACTTTACAAATGATGGTTTTGAAGTAGATGCTCAAGCTAAATCTGTAAAAATGTTATTAATCCATCCATCAGCAGTTATTCCTGTTATTTCTTATGACTTTGCACAATTAGGTGCACCAAGTTCATTATCACAAGG